AATGCTTGAGTACTTTCTTTCCATGGTTGTCACCGAGTATACCAATCTCCTCGATCCTACCTGTGGTAGCGGTACTGCTATTCGAGCTGGAGCAAAGCTTGGTGCTCGTAGTGCGCTCGGACTCGAACTTAATCCAACTGTTGCCGCTACCTCTGCCACCAAACTTTCCCTCTTCCTTGAAAGAATGAAAAATGAGTCTGAGTCTTGAGAATTCCATCAAAGAAACCATCGCAAAAATTAAAGAGGAGAACCTCCGTCCGGCGGAAGAGATAAGGGTCGCGGAACGCCTCATTCTCTCCGGCCTCACTCTCGTCCTCCAACATCAAGCCGCAGGCACCGGAACCGATGCACAGCTCCTCGACGTCGCCTACACCGTCAAAAGACTCGCCGACAGCCTCGTCGCAAGGATTGCGAAAGGGTAAACTTTTCACCTTCGTTGGCGAGTTTTACTCCCAGGCCGATGAGATAGCGCAAAGGCCCTTCTTTGGCTCCGGCGGACAAGAACTCACCCGACTCACGAGGGAGGTCGGGATCAACCTCAGCGATTGCTCCCTCACCAACGTCTTCAACCTAAGGCCCCCAAACAATGACCTTCGATCCTTCTGTGTCTCCAAAGCTGCAGCAGTGCATTCTTTCACTGGAGAACGACCCAAGCTTCTTGAACAATTCCCCGAGTATCCTTGGCCACAGGCCTACGACTTCCCCCCAATCCTGGGGGCGGGAGGTTTTCTGCATCCTGCGTACCTCGGACACTTGGCAACCCTTCGAAGACATATCCTGGAACACAACCCAAAGCTGGTTATTGGAATGGGAAACGTCGCAACCTGGGCTCTTCTTCGTGCTACCGGCATTGGAAAGCTACGAGGGTATTCTTTTCCTCTCACCTTTCTTCCTGGAGGACCACGAGTCGTTCCTACCTACACCCCTACCAGCTGCCTACAGCAGTACGCTCATCGACCAGTTGTTATCGCAGATCTCCGAAAAGCGGTACGGCTGGCGTCCGGAGGCACTGCTCTTCACTCCTCCCTTCAACTGGCTGGACATATCCGGACTCTATGGATTGAACCAAGCCTTGAAGATCTCGAGACCTGGAGGAGCAAGTTTGTCAGCGTGGCCTCGCAACGTGTCTCAATCGACATTGAAACCTTTGGAGGCACCATCACCTGCATTGGGTTTGGGACCGAGCGCTCGGCAATCTGTGTCCCCTTTTGGCTCCGTTCTCATGAAGGATCTTCGGCCGACCTCGACGGAAGGTCGTACTGGGCAACTCCGGGTGAGGAGGCCCTCGCCCTCAGCTGGGTACGATCCCTTCTAGAGAGTCCGAACCCGAAAGTCTTGCAGAACGCCCAGTACGATCTGCAGTACTTATGGAGAACCTGGGGGATGGTGCCGAAGGGCACCATCCACGACACCATGCTGATGGCCCACGCCCTGCAACCAGAGATGGAGAAGGGGCTGGGCTTTCTTGGCTCTGCGTACACAGATAGCCCTGCATGGAAGCACCTCAGAAAGGTCTCCGACCAAAGAGCAAAGATGGAGAAGAAAGATGCCTGAAGAAAACATTCGATACTGGGTCATTCTGGCTGCAGTTTTCCTTGTCCTCATCATTCCACTCATCGGAATCAACTACGGCGCAGAGCGCTACAAGTGCTCCACCGTGGCGAAGGAGTTAGAGCGGGAATACAAAATCAGCACTGTCTACGGTTGCCTCATCAAGACCAAGGATGGTTACGTCCCCCTGAGCCAGATGAGGTTTCAGCCATGAAAGCCCAAACCCGTCTGATGTCTTTCATCGAGGCCTGGAGTAACGTCGCCGTAGGTTTTGTTATCAATCTCTTCGCCAACCTACTCATACTCCCCCTTTTCGGCCTTCAAGTAACTCTTTCCGACGCCTTAGGGATTGGGCTTGTATTCACAATCATTTCTGTGATAAGGTCATATCTCCTTCGCCGGTTTTATGAAAGGCTCCGTCTCCGTGGCTAAAATCATTGACTTTGAAGCCTTGAGTGACGAGGAGCTTTCCCTGAGTGCCGCCCACACCTACTGGGCCTACAACGCAGCCGACTGCCTCGTGACCTCAGAAATTGCACCAGTTCTTGAAAAACAGCTCGATGAACATTCGGGCTGGATTTACTACTTCGAGCGAGCGTGCCTTGCACCTGCCATGGAAATGGCGCTGAGGGGAATACGAGTCGATATGTTGGCGAAGGAGGACTTCGTCCGCCGACTCAGTGCTGACGCCGACCGCTACGAGGAAATCCTCTTGGAGTACGGAAGGGCCCTCGGGCACCCTGCAGGGATCAATGCAAATTCCACTACCCAACTCAAAAAGATCTTTTATGACCAGCTCTTGCTTCCTGAGCAAAGGAAGTACGATAGAGCGAAGAAGGAGGAAAAAGTAAGTGTTGACCGTGAAGCTTTGGAGAAGCTCCAAGTGCACAAAATTGCCAACCCCCTCGTCCTTGCCATACTCGGCAGACGTGATTGCGTCAAAAAGCTGTCCGTCCTGCGCAGCGGAATTGACCGTGACTCTCGTATGCGTTTCTCCTTCAACGTCGGAGGAACAGAAACTGGTCGCTGGAGTTCGTCAAAGAATGCTTTCGGAGGCGGGATGAATGCCCAGAACCTCACCGAGGAGCTCAGGTACCTTTTCATCAGTTCATCTGGCAAGAAACTTGCATACATCGATCTCGAACAGGCAGAGAGTCGAGCAGTGGCTTACCTGTCGGGAGACAGGGGATATTGGGACGCTTGCAATTCGGGCGATCTTCACACCACAGTCACCAGGCTTATTTGGCCAAATCGAGGTTGGACAGGAAATCCTGCTGACGATCGTAAGCTCGCCGATGCCCCGTTTTATAGGCAATACTCCTACCGTGACATGGCTAAGAGAGGTGGACACGGATCTAACTACCTTGGTACCCCTCGAACAATGGCCAAGCATTTGAAGATCGAGCCGAAGATTATGGAAGACTTTCAATATGGCTACTTCAAGGCCTTCCCGGGCATCAAGCATTGGCATGAGAAGACCGCAAGTCAACTTCAGAGCAAAGGAAAGTTGATCACGCCTTTTGGCAGAGTCCGGCCATTTCTCAGCAGATTGAATGATAATGCGACTATTAGGGAAGCCGTCGCCTACGTCCCCCAAAGCCTCATTGCCGACTACATGAATGCAGGAGTCTGCCGACTTTGGGATTGGGGGAAGGTGGATCTCCTTGCCCAGATCCATGACGCAGTGGTCTTTGAATACCCTGAAGGGCAGGATGCCCTCGTGGCCGAAGCGGCCACGATACTCTCAGCCCCCATCACCCTGATTAATGGAGATTCGTTCTCCATCCCTTGTGAGCCAAACGTGGGCTGGAATTGGGGGAAAGAGACCAAGGACAACCCACTTGGTCTCCGAAAGCTGAAGAAGGGAGATGACCGGAAGGGGCCTGTGGTGGGGGAGAATGTTGCGGCGGAGATCTTGGGTAGGGCGTTCAAATGATCGCCACGCAATGGCCGAAAATTTGCCCGTGGGCGGGCGGAACGGGTGCCCCGGTACCCACGTAACCCCCCAAATAAACGCCCGTGTACGGTCATTATAACGAACATCCCAAAGAGTCCCCTCCATGACCTCAACAAGAAAACTCAAGGCCTGGATACCCGCCTTCAGCGGGTACACTCAGCACATGGGTGTTCCGCCGCTGTGGAGAAGGTGGGCTGCAATCACCGCAATCTCCGGGGCACTTGAACGTAGGGCATATCTTCGTACAGCCAAAGGAGTCCTTATTCCTAATGTCTTCGTCCTCCTCGTCTCACCCCCAGGAGTTGGAAAGTCTGTCATCATCAATGAAGTCTTCCACTTCTGGCAGAAGGTTCCTGACCTCCGCATCGCCCCATCTTCTACGACCAGGGCTGGTCTTATTGACTTTATGGTGGATGCCAGAAAGATCGATGTTTCTGGAACTGTGCCTGTTGTTTATCATAGTGTCCTCTGTGCGTCTCCCGAGTTCGGAAACCTCGTCCCCCAGTACGATAACGCCTGGCTCAACATTCTCAATGATCTTTACGATTGTGGCTCTCTCTTTTCTGATGTGACGAGGAAGTATGGAGAAATTAGAATTGAACACCCGCACCTTTGTATCTTGGCAGGTACACAACCCAAGTACCTTGACAATCTCCTCCCAGATGCGGCCTTTGGAATGGGATTCACCTCTCGCCTCGTCATGGCCTACGCACCCGCTGGAGCCTATACCTCCCTCTTCTCCAATGTCCAAAAGTCAGCTCAAGTCCACGACTTCCTTGTGGAGGATCTTAAGACTATCGGAAAGCTCCACGGAGAATTCTACCTCACCCCTGAAGCTCTTGAGCTCTGGGAGACTCTCGCTAAGGAGTCGTTCAAGCCGGTCCCGGAACATTCCAAACTTCAGCATTATGTCTCGCGACGACCTGCTCATATCCTCAAAGCGATGATGTGTTTTAGTGCTTCGGAACGAGACGACCTGCGGATCACCGAGGACCACATTGAGTCAGCAGTAAAGCTTCTTCACGATACGGAAAAGGAAATGCCTCAGATTTTCTCAGAGATGGTAACCAAGGGTTACGCAGACGCCAACGAGGAGACCCTCGCGCATGTCAAGGAGACGTTTAGACTTAATGGTGGCAAGCCGCTACAAGAAACAGCTCTTATCCGCTTTCTTGTGGGGAAAGTCCCAAATAACCAAATCAAGCAAACAATTGACCTTCTCACTCAGTCAGGGCAGCTTAAACTACACGTTCTCACTACAGGAATTAGAGCTTATTCTCCTGCAGGTAAGTAGGCTCGACGTATATACAATTTCCCCCGGAAACACAAAGGAGCCTCACATGGCACACCACCCACCTTCATTCAATCATCCCCGCAACCCGCTGCAAGATCAAGCCCACGCCTTCGCTTTCGCACCGCCTCGGAAAGAGGAGGCCGCGCTTCGATATGACTCCGGAAAGCCAAGGTATGACTTAATCCCTGGGGATGCCCTCGACGACCTCGCCAAGCTCTACGACTACGGAGCCCAGAAGTATGCAGAAAGAAACTGGGAGAAGGGGATGAGTTGGAGTAGGTGTTTCGGCTCCCTGATGCGTCATGCCTGGGCCTTTTGGCGCGGAGAGGACATTGACCCAGAAAGTGGTATTCACCACATGACCCACGCGGCGTGGAACTGCATCGCCCTCGTCTCGTACTCGAAGCGTAAAGTTGGACTCGACGATAGGAGTGTGAAATGAACAAAAGCTGTGGAACGTGCAAGCACGGAAGACTCAAGATGAACCCGGACAAGACTGTGAACGTCCAACAGAGACTCTGCCGGAGATTCCCTCCGACCTCTCAAAACGTCCTCATCCCCCAGGCTGGGGGAGGACTCATGGTGAATAATATGAACTTCTACCCTACAGTAGATGCCATTGACGAAGGGTGTGGGGAGTACGTATTGAACTTAGCTTCTTCTCAGAATTGACTTCCGAGGGGCACAACGCAGAATACACCTCGTTGTGCCTCTTCACTTCCCTTATCGTCTGAGTGGTGTCATGCACCCGGCTGAAAGTTATCAGCTTAAAACTTCCACAGAGAGCCCTTCTGATACTCTCCCGGTCGTCCTTAGTCTCGACTGTTTGGATCGGCGTTGCGCAGCTGGTCGTCAGGCAGAGCGTCAACCCGAGCACCAGCATCTTTTGCTTTCTCGATAAACTCATCTGCAAGTTTCCCTAAGCTACCCTTTCGCGCCTCTTCCCAAACCCTTTGCTTCTGGGCCTCATCCAGCTTCGCCATTACATAGTTGACGAGTTGGATGAGCCCCAAAGCAAGATTAAGCCATCCGGTCACGGCTTGGGAGGCACTGCCGCGCGGATCGCACCGAGTCCAGCCGCGCTGAGAATCAGATAGACGTAATCAGGGATGACGATCTCAGGCCAGATGGCCTGAGCCAGACCAATGGTCGCGCCTGCAAAGGCAACGAGGTAGGTCTTCTTCCCTTCAAGAAAAGCAAGGATTGCGTTCATGAGGATGACTCCAAAAGATGGAACTATTCCATCAAGAAGAGTCTAATGGAAGACTTGCAGAAAGTCAAGGATGCCCGATGCGAGAGGCTAGATCGTCAATTCGCTTTTCGAGGGCATTCATTCGTTCCCTCGTCTGGGCCAGCTCGATGAGGATGTCAGTTTGCTTTTTCAGCTCAACTTCCATATCATCCATGCGTTCACTGATTCCACCTACACTTACCACCACTAGGTTCAGTTTTGACAGCAGAGAGTACACTGCAGTCATAACTGAGCCCAGTACTGTGAGCATGGTAAGCAGGTTCCCAAGATCAATGTGTGAAAAGTCGAGGCTCACGGATAGGCTCTCCACGTCAGCTGAATATGAGGGAAATCTTTAAAGGTCTTCCAATCCGACCCCGACTCTATCGGAACAGAGAGAAGACGGGAAGCTTCCTTGAAAACCGCGATAACGGGGAAAAAGGCAGGAGTCTTCCACGTTACCTCCCCGTCAATCAGTGGGGCGAAGTCGATGGCGTGGCCTGTCAGATGACGACTCTTCATGGTCTTACTGAAGCCTTGTGCCACAAGACTCTTCTGCCGTTCGAGGGTACGAAGGCCCTCCGTAATAATGAAGTCGACAGTGGAGAGTTTCGCCGCCATCTCGACAACACGAATGAGGTCCTTATGCACCCCCTGGAGATTCTTGAGACTTCTCTCGTTCAGGATCATGGCATACTCGTGAAGCGTTGTTTGGAGTAGGTATATAATAGATTGAGTTCAGCTAGACTCAAGGCACGAGAAAACATAGCCTCTCCATATACTCGTTTTGCGCTTGAATTGAGAGAGTCCGCAGACGTGGGAGGTGTAATAAGTGGCGTAGCTGCATTGGTTGTTAGGGTACTTGTTGGTGCTGTAAATGGCGTATCTTGGACCCCGTTGAGGTAGAAAAAACTCGAACCGCCCACAGTATAAGAGAGCGCAATCATGTTCACTACACTTAGGCTATAAGCCAAAGTTGCCGAAGTTGCAGTTGCTGTTGGTGTATTTGAGGTAGTACAATTTATGTTGTAGAACCCAGTAGTTGAAATGTTAAAAATGGGACCTACAGTTGAGCGACCGTCAAAGAAACGGTAGTTAGATGTTACATTGCACCAGAAGTACAAAATAACAGTAAATGTGCCACCGGCCTTGCACCAAGGATCAATAAATGTAGAGTTAGCTTGTGCAGTAAATCCTCCACCAGAGTTTCCAGTGAAGTAGTTTACTTCACCAAGTGAGCCAGCTGTACCAACAAAAAGTGGATCACCTGTTGCTGTTTCTACAGCATTACTAGCGCCAAGCCAAAAATGGTTTGATTGCCCTGAAACGTCAGACCATTGTTGCCCAGAACCTGAATAAGAATTAATATCTCCTGCATCAAGAACAAGATTCAAAGATGAAGTGCCAACTGTACCACTAATAATGTCAGCCAATTTAAGCGTTGCAGGACCAGGATTTCCTCCTGCCAGTGCTTGATGAATCCCTGTCATGTGAACTTCCCCGAAATAAACCACTCAGTACTTTTTGTCTTGATGATGGTAGCGACGGAGTTGGCAGCAATAGTTCTGCTGCCAGTCCCCGCCGTTCCATCGCCCCTCCGTAGGGTGTCTGTGGTGATGGCGAGGGTTAGGTTGCCACCACCAGTGTTATTCACGATGGTGATCGCAGTGCCGATGGGATAGGCCACGGAGGCGTTGGCTGGGATGGTGTAGGTGTGGGGAGTGGCTGAGTCGTGAAAAAGGTGTCCACCGGCATCCGCCAGCACCATCGTGTAGTCATTCGGCTGCGCATTCTGCGGAATACCCCTTGAGCCAAGTTCTCTCGCCGAAGGTGCGCCGATGATCTGCCCTGAAGTGATTGCTGCGTAGTTCGTATTGTCGGAGTCAATAAAGGCCCATTCCCCTGTGCGAAGGGTAATGCTCGTTCCGCCGCCGAGGGTCGAGGTTGTCGGCGTGATTGTAACAAGCCCCGCACCAAGGTTCTGGTGCCAGGAGTACCACCCCGCGCCGAAGGTGGTGCTGTTGGCCTGAGGAAGAGTTACCGCGACAGCTGCGGCATTGGAATAGGTGACCCACTTCGCCCTGTCCCCTGTGAGGATGGTGTAGGTGGTTCCCGTCTGTGCGTTGCGGGTGAGAGTCTGACTTCCCGCCGCCGCTACCGAGTACCCCGAGAGGAGTACCATACTCGTCCCATCATACATGAAGACGAGAAGATCTCCGATGGCCCACTGAGGGGCGTTGAGGGCAACACTTCCAGGTAGCACGATGGTCTTCGCACCGAGTGCTCCGACGTTGAGAGTCGGGTTGGTGACAGTATTTACTGCGGTAGCCTTCAGCGCGAACATGTGGCCTACGGCATAGGCTGCCTGGTACGGGTTAGGGGTGGTGGTGAGGGTGATGGCATCACCAGTACCTCCCACCGTACCCTGATTGATCCCACCCTTCATCAACGCAAACCACTCAGCGAGGTCAGCCATCAGCTGTCTCGCGGAGTCATTCACAGTTGATGGCACTTGCCCTTCCGCGAAGTTGATCGAATCAACTGAGGCGTTCGAAGCAGGTGTCGTGGAGAAGTTCTTTACACTCATCTTCTTTCCTCAATTCGTCAAGGCTGGGACAGCTGCAGGCATCATACTTTTTTGCTTTGGCTTTGCCAAGACGGGCTCATTTTGGGTGCTCGCAAGGTCTTTCAATTTCTGGATCTCTTTTGCCACCTTCTCCCCCTGATTCGCACTCTTCCAGAGCTTCGTCGCCGTCTTACCAATGGTGATGGCAGTGGCAAGCTTCCCAAGCCCAACCATGTGGAGGAGTCCGTGGAGACCACTGTGGGAGAGGAGAGTTGCGTAGGGCGAGGTTTCTTTCGGTAGGGCCTTGATGACCTTAATAATCTGGGTGGCGATAGGGGAGGCCTTATCAGCCGGAGAGAGGGCTTCGAGAAGCCCCTTAAGTTCTTCCGACGCCTCCGTCCCATTAGCCTTGGCCGCTGCTGCTGCTTTCTTCGGCAGGTCATCGATGGCCTTCATGAGCCCAAGCGACTTCTCCGCCGCGAGGCCTTTCTGCAACTTCAGAATGTCAGAAGAGGCAAAGCCCGGAGTAACTGGGGCTTCGGGTGGAGGCTTCGGAATGGATGACTTACCGAAAGTCCCTTCATTCCCCCTAAACTCTCCCCCATCAAGCCCAAGCTCCCCCTGAGTCTTCAGGGCCGCTTTCATGCCCTCAAAGTCAAAGGCACTCTGCGTGCCGGGGGAGGGCGCAGGCTTCTCCGGGAACCCAAAAGTGAACTCTGACTGAGTATTCGGGAATGGACGGGAGGTGTCAAACTCCGTCTGCACGGGATCAATAGGTGCAGCCTTCCCCTTCGCCTTTCCTTTCCCTTTCGCCTTCCCCTTCGGGACTTTAGGGGCTGGAAGCGGTGGTTCGGCTTGCTTGAGGGGAAGGGGTAGTTGCTGTTCGGGGAAGGGAAGTTCTCCCTGCACCATCGGGCGCGGAGGAGGCTTCACCCCCGGCGGGAGATTCAGCGAAAGCTGCTGCTCCATCCCCGGGCCGAGTGGGAGATCCAACTGTGTCTCCATCCCACCACCAGGCGTCCACTGCTTAAAGGCAGGCTTTGCCTTCGGCAGTCCACCTTGTGGTTGATGCACAGTCCACCCATCCATAGCCCTATTCGCAAGTTCTTCTGCGGGGATGGAAGTGGGGGCCTTCGGGCGACCAGAGGTGAGCTTAGGAATCCCGCCCGCGGTGAGGCCAAGGAGTCCCATGATCGTGCTGACGTAAGGGTTGTCTGGTGCAATGTCTTCCCCGAGGCGATTGAGGATCGCACTGCCCGCGGAGGCAATTTGAGGAATAAGACTTGTTCCGCCAGTGGCTGCAGTCTGCGCAGCAAATTCACCTACACGAGCCGGGTATCTTGTCCAGTCATTCGGGTCCCTTCGATCATAAAGACCAAGAGTGTCCGAGGCAAGCTTGTCTGTGGTTTCAGGGAGAAGGATTTCCGGTGCCCAGTCTTTTGCCTTCGAGGTCTGTTCCCAGGGCGTGCCATTGACGCCCCACTGGTAGGCGTCGGCAGCAAGGGTCGGGACACCAGAAAGAATATTCGCAGGAAGGCGAAGAAGTCCCCTCGTCGCAGCATTACCTACTGCATGGACTGCGTGCCCAACGCCCTGATCAAGTTTACCCAATGGTGACTTGGCATCGTTCGGCTCGCCATTAAACCACATCCCGCCAAGGGGTTTTTCCGGAGGTGGAGCAGGAGACTTCTTTGTTTGCTGTGTGTAATGCTGAATAATCTCTTGCTCGGAGAAACCAGCAGACTTAAGCTTGTTGTATTCAGCAATCTCGGCGTCAGAAAAGCCTGCGGCTTTAAGGTCTGCCATTACTGCCCTCCTGTCCGCTTAAGGTAGTCACCGATGGACTCACCCGGCTTCCGTGCCTCTACCTTCCCTGCAGCCTCTGGCTTCGAGTGAAGGTCTGAGGTATCTTTGATCCGACCCTGCAGTCCATCTACCGTCAACTTGAGTTCTTCCAACTTATTCATCGTGTCAGGAATGATTGCCTGATCCAGCACTGAGATGATCTGGCTCTGGCTCATGTACTGATTGAGCATGGAAGCTGCCTGCTTACGCAGGGCATCGGAAGTCTGGGTGTTGCCGAAGGAACCTGAAAGAATCTTCGCGTATTCGTCGAGGACAGTGATGAGGTTCGCCTCGAAGGGCGGAACCTTGTCGCTTCCGAGGTTGTATCTGATCCCCTGCACCCAGTTGTTGATGAAGGTGAAGTCTGTACCCGCACCTTCCTTCATCGTGGCCCTGAGATTGTCGATATTTCTCAGCATGGTCTTCTCGAAGATCTCATTCTGTGCCTGGATCTGACGAACCTTCGTCAGTGCCGCACCGTCTGACTTCAAGTTCGCTCGACGGAGATAATCGTCAGCGACACTCCCCGCATTATCCGCGCGGAGGTCTTTTGCCCTTTGTCTCAGCACTTGGGCTGCAAGGTCACCAGTTCCGCGACCAGAGGGAAGGCGACCAGTAAGGCGATACTCATCTGTGGCTGCGCGAACGACTGCAGCATCATCTTCACTGTTTGCGGGGTCAAGGAGTCGACCCGAAGGGGTTGTGGACTTCTGCCACGGAACCTCTTCCACTTCCCCTGTGACAAGGTTCTGTCGGATGGTGACAGGTTCGCCCTTGTCATTGTAGGCGGAAGTGAGGGGTCCCCAGACCTTGGTCCCTGAGGCTGTGCGGCCAGAGGCTTTCGTGGTGAGGGCAAGGAGGGACTCTCCGAGATTCTCCGCGAACTCTCTCTTATTCCCTGATGCCTTCATCCAGGCACCAAGAATGAGTTGATTTCTTGCCCCCGGCTCCAAAGCCTGCAGGGCGTTGAGAATTGATGCCTTCGTCGGAAGTCCATTTGGCCCCGGAACAAGGGGAGGAATGGAGGGCGTAGACCCGACGCCCTCCACTCCTGGTCCCCCCGCAGCAGGAGCCGGGGTTTGGGGGCTCGGCCCGCCAACAGGCGCGGATGGGGGTGCGCTAGCCTGTGGTGCTGCAGGAGGTACGATGGACTGGGGAGGCGCGGAGGCCTGAGCACCCGGCGAGGGTCCGAAGGGAACGGGTGCCGGGGGCGGAGGAGAAGGCGGGAAGCCCGGAGTCGCAGGTTCAGGAGCCCCAGACGCGGAGGCTGTTCCGAGGCCGGAGCCGGAGAACTGGGGCGGTGCAACTTGCGGTTGTGCAGTTCCCTCAACTGGTGGTTGAACTTGAGGCTGGCCCCCACCCTGATAGCGAGACATAGCTGCCTTCACCTTCGCCACATACTCAGCCCCGTTTGGGGTGATATTGCCCTGCCTGTCAATCCCTCCACCATACGAGGCAATGGCCTTGTCCAAGTCCCCGCCGTACATTGCGAGGTGTTGGGAGAGCAGCTTACCCATGCCGGGAATGGCCTGCTGCGGATCCATAGGATCAATACCGAGGCCCTGCGCTGTTTCTGGGCGGAACTGTCCAATTCCCTGCGCATTCCACTTCTTCCCAGTCCTCTTATCAATCACATCTGGCCCGATGGCCTTGGGATTGAAGGTGGACTCGATTTCTCCCATGGCGGAGAGGATACCATCAGGAAGTTTTGGATTTGCCTGTTGGGCGGAGGTGAAGAGGTCTTTGAAGGCCTCATAACCCTTCGGAATGGGGGTGGAAGAAGCCAGCGCTGTGGTTGGCGTTTGGGCCTTGATTGCATCCGGGTTCCCAGAGGGATTCGTGAGGGAGGCAAGGAGTTCGCCTGGGTCAAGGGAATCAGCCCAGGAATTCTTATCCTGAAGTTCTTTCCAGGCCTGACTCTTCACCTTATTCCCAACATAGGCCCCAGCCACAGGAACATCAGCATCCCTCTGCGCTGCGTAGTCATTCACCGCCCCTGCGATGTCTTGACCAAGAGAATGAGGGCGAGGAGCGGGGCCAGACTTCGCGAGAAGATTCAGGCCCATCCTGAAAAGCGGGTTGGCGAGAATGCCTCCCTGCTCCCCAGTAGTAGGATCGCGGTCAGGGAAGAGTCTTCCAAGGAGCCCACCCTTTCCACTGTAGTCATGCGGGGCATCCCGCGAGCCAGGAAGGTCTCCGGGAAGCAAAGACGCACTCGGAGCTTGCGCTTGCGTGGTCTGCCGCTGGAGGATCATATTCAGCAATGCTTGCTCTGCGCCAGCCATGGAGACGTCCTTTATTGAATCTTATTCAACCCGTATTGTTGGATTAGCTGCATCAGTGCTCCTTGTCCAGAACCCTGAGCACCGCCCCCACCTCCAGGTTGGAATGGCGCAAGTTGCATGGGGGCCTGTTCCTGCTGCATCCCCATTTGCATGAGGGAAAGTCCAGCATCCCGGATATTGCCCTTATTCCTTTCAAGCCAAGACGGGCTCTTCATCTTATCCATGATCCCCTGCATCCCCTGCTCCATAACAGGTTTGATGTCAATTTTTGCAGGAGTCGGAAGGCCCAAACCTTGCGGCTTGAACTGCGGGGTTGGGATGGGGGAGTGCGTGAGCCCCGCCAGTGCGCTGCTTGCCCCTGCAGTGCTTGCGGCACTTGACGGGCCCTTGAGTAGGGACGCAAGAGGGCTGAGAGAAGTCAGCCCTCCCCCGCCAAGTTTCGTCATAGCCTGTGCGGCCCCGGTGATTCCAGTTTTCCCCAGCATCGCCATCGGGGAAAGCATTGCTGCCTTTGCCATCTACTTAATCCTTCCTGTGAGTCTGTCGTACTCTTGGTAAAACTCTTGCCATTTTCTCGCCCGAGCCTGATCATCCGCCGGTTGATACCTTAAAATCATATCATCAGGTGCTGTGTCATAGTACGGACGATTATACTCATGGCCTGCTTGCGTAACAAAATCTGTTTGAGGAATTACCCTATTCCAGGGGAAGAAATAGTGGTGGTCCTGATCGCTGAAATCAAGGCGTGATGAGCCCCACACACGCGCATCGGCTTCACCTTTATGTCTCAAGTAATTTTCAAAGGAACCAGCAGCTTCCACACTAGTACCAAGTGATGCCTGTGGGTTTTTAAACTGCCCACCGTGTTCCCCTTCGTGTCCTGCAACAGAGAGTAGACGCTTAGGCGTAATGGGACGACGACTCCAAGGCTCATGCAGCGGCAACTGCATTGTACCTGGATTCGGTCGGATACCTGAGTCTATGAAATTTTGCGCTGCGTCCATGGGGAAGGTGAAAGGATCGTGCATCTGGTCTGGGTCATAGTGCCCACCATATTTTTTCTGAAATTTAACCCTTTGATCGCCAAACCAAGGTGCAGTTTCGTACATCTCTGGGAAGGAGAAAATTTCGTCAAAGCGAGGATGCAGACGATTTCCCTTTTTTGCCTCATCCGCGAGTTCTGTTAGATCTTTGATTGAGTACTTCAACCTGAAATCGTGCATAGGAATTTCAAAGCGAGCATCACCATCCAGTGGGTCGATATAAGCTCCCTTACTCACCCTGAAAATGTCTTTCGCCTCTTTCCCCGCCTCAGACATGTTGAGCAGGGTATTGTACTTATGCTGAATATCAGATCGCTGCAGGATCTTCGGATCGAGCTGGGAGAAGGCCAAGGTATTAGCAATGGCCACGCCGCCTGCCCCTGCACCAACTTTCGCAAGAGCTGCAAGCTTCCCATAGGGAAGTCCTGCAGTATCTCCGACTTCCTGCGCTCGTTCCTTGTCGTAACCAAACCCCCTATTAAGCAGAGCCTTTGTAGCTTCCCCCGGAAGTTTTGTTACTGAGTCCGTCACTTGGCCGAGATTTGCGGACTCATTTCCAATTCTTGGCCCCACAGGAATCTGTCGTACCTGCTGGAGAAGGGGTGAGAACTCCGCAGCCGCTGAGGCTGCAGGAGACGTCAACATCTGCATAAGACCCGAGGCCATGTCCTGAAGTCCAGCAACAGATTTTCCAGGCCCACCAAGCAGTCCCCCAACACCGGGGGCTACATTTGCAGCCGGATGCGTGAGTTTCTTCCACCCTGACGCAATGGCGTCAGTGAACGCCGTCTGCGGAATGGGATAAGGGCCAGTATTTGGCCTCCTAAGTTGGTTCCGAAGATCCGGCATTGAAGACTCCTAGATGAAGAAGGAGGCGATGGTGGCGGCAGTGCCAAGGGCCTGACCAAACCCGTTCGAGTTGTTCGGCTGAGTCCCAGTACTTGTACCACCAAGTTGCGCTGTCGGGTTCACAAGCCCGGCGAGCTGTTGCAGCCTTGCATACGGCGCGTTCTGGTAGAAGTTGTACCTATTCATCGAGTCCTGGAGGTTCTTCCCCGCCTGGCCCTCAAAGGACTGACCCACCTGCGCCAAGTGCTGAGGATCGGAGTAGTCGGCCTCAGCCATCTGCGGCGCAAAGAGCATCCCCTGCATCTGCCGCTGCCGCTCAGACTCATAGTTCCCACCATAGATCTTCGTGGCGAGGTCGCCAAGGTTATCTCCCATAGCTCCCATGTGCATGGAAGAGCCATAAGTCCCATTCCTATTGAACTGGCTGTCGAGGGAGCTTCTCACCTTCCCGGCTGCGAGGTCGTAGGTCTGATCGAGGTACGGGTTGGAGTTGAGGTAGTCTCCATTGATGGTTTTGTCGAGTTGTGTGTTCGCGTCCCGCTGCACAGGACTCCCGTTGATCGCCCGATTTGCTGCAGTACCCAAAGCCTGCTCAGTGAAGGGGGAGAAGGGTACCACTGTGGAGCCAGGGAAAGGATCTCGCCCGTAAGGCGAAGAATACCACTTCGCGGTGTCGGAGAGGGCACCCTTCAAGTACGGCTGGGCCGGTGCCCAGGGCTCATTCTTCTGCGTCGTAGTAGTACTTCCACCGCCGCCTTTGCTCATCTCTACAACTCCAGCTCGAACATGACTCCATGTTCCTTGAAACCAAACTTTTCAATCCACCCTCGTCTCCCGCCCCCGCCGAGTTTCGAGCATCCCGAATTTCTTGCCCAAGCCTTCAGTACATCAAACATCTCGTGAAGCCACTTCCTTCCCTTATGGTGGGCTCCACCAGTCCAATGTATGTCCCCTATGAGGCATCGCGGGTACTGTACGATGGAAACTATACAAAATCCAATGATCTCATTCTCGTCGATGGCGAGCCAGAGAATCATCCTCTTTTCTTCCACCAGCTTGTAAATGTCTTCCGTACCATAGAGGTCAGGACCATAAGTCAGGGCGGACTTGAGCCAAGGTTCAATGACCGGCCAGACGACAGGGAGGTGATCTGGATGGCAGGGAATGCACTCCGCCTTAGGCGTTTCGTCGGGCTGCACGTTCTGCCTCTTTCTGCTGACGTCTTGTGAGCTTTGTCGTATCCGTCGCACCTGCAGGGTTCAGCTGCCCGAAGCTCGGTGGAAGGCCATAAATCCCAGGCGCTGCGGATGCAGTCTGAACCTGCGGACTCTGCCCACCGAAGAGACTGGAGAGCTGCGGAAAGCGCTGGAGAAGGTCTGTCGTCATGAGGGGGGAGGAAACTCCCGGCATCATGAAATTGCCCTTGTCCCAATAGTTCTGCTGGGGAAGAATGGGAAATCCGCCAGAGGCAGGGTAGGGCTGAAAGCCCGACACAAAGTTCCCCTTGTCATCCTTCGAAGTCTTCGTGGCTCCACCTCCGCCACCACCACCTTTGCTCATCTTCCACTCCTATCCAATAATGACGATTCTGTAGGTTCGATCAGTCTGCGCGTTGTTTGCGTGAGTAAAGACTGCTGTGCCATTAACGCGGCCTGTTTCGCTTTGGTATATCGTTCCAGCTCCAATTTCAGCGGATGCATTGGCTGTCGTAGGAACCAGCACAACAGTGCTATCAATGGAAATTCTGGCATCAGTCAAAGTACTCGTTGCAACATTTGCGGTGAGGGTGAAAAGGCCCACAGTATTCAGTCGCCCCATCAGGATGCCATTGTGGCTCGCTGTGATGCGAGCCATGAAGTCCTGCCACCGGGAAGCAGAAGGGGATACTGGCGGTTTCGCGACCATTACAGATTACTCAACTCAAGAAGATCAAGATAGACCCCCTGAATGTGCTCGCAGGGTCCGTCGGCAGAAACCTTGATTAGATTCCTGAAGTACCGAGAATTGGTCCTACAGGGCACCTTATTTTCCCTGTTGAGCCCTCGATACGCACCGTAAGTCACATTAGAGTTCATACTATCTCTCGTTCCCGTGGCACAGCTCACAGTCGCACCGACGCCTGTGATCATAGGCCGCATCGCGTTGACCATGTAGCGTTTGCCCTCGAGATCCAAGTCACCTGTTTCGAGTGTGGCCTCAAGGTTTGCACCGGAGAAAAATCCAGCCTTATGCGTTGAGTCAAATGCGGCGAGGCTTGGCCGACCATTGCCCATCCAGGCGCGGGAGTCAAGGCTCGTTGTGATAGTATCCATCGTGCCGAAGGCGTCAAGGCTTTCCAACGAGTACCCAATACTCCCCAGACGGCAGAGTGTCTCAATGCTGCAAGAGATGGGCGGTGCCCACTTTTGCGAAACGTAGTTGTAGGTGAGAAGCTTATCAATCACACCAGTGGTGGAGGCAATTGAGGGATACGCGATGATGTAGATTTTGTAGACTGGATCAATTTCTCCAATCACCCTGTCCATGTAGGCCGGGTTTACATCTTCATAGAAAAAGTCGTCTACAAATCCAGCTCCAATTGGTAGGGACTGGCTTCCGTCGCAGACGTAGAAGCCGTCTTCACCGAGGTAGTAGATGTTTCCGCCGTACCTTGCAACTGACTGAGGGGAAGGGGTTCCTCTCGCTCCATCCATGGGCTGGAACGCGAAAACGTCAGGGGTTCCGATGTAGGTACAGCGAGAGATTTGTCGTTCCTGGATAACAATCGCATCAATGGAGCCAACCCGAGGAACAATCCGCTGAACAGCTCCCCCTGCTCCGGAGATGTTGACTCGTCCACTTTGCACTGCTGCGGCGGCAGAAGATCCTGCCGTGGGCCAAGAGGTTCCATCCGCGATGGCACTCCACCAGAGACCATCAGGTTGGAGTCCATAGGTTCCGTCATTGGTGTTTCCTAGCATTAAGAAGTTTGAAACCACCGCCATATGTTTGGCCTTGGGGGCCCCAGACACATCAGCGAAGATGGAGGAAGAGTTCAGAAGGAAACTCTGGAGAGAATCTGTGATATTGGTGGCGAAGACCCTCTGACCAAACTGACAGAACTCCCAGTTTTCCGTTGCAACAAGACCATAGGGGGCAACCCTGGAGACGTCAGAGAAGCTTACGCCCGCGGAGAGCTTGTAGAGTTTCGTCGCGGTGCCAGCCCAAAGGGCTGTGTTCCCTACGGAGTCGATGGAGTAGAAAGCCCCCTGACACCGAGCAGCAAGGGCGTTGTAGGTGGGGGAGAAGGTCTTGCCGGGGCAGAAGGACCCATCCGACATCGCGTAGACATTCCCACCCCCTACAATATGCTGTGCAGTGGGAGGCCGATCAGGAGCAAAAGAGCCGTATTCCAGCATCATGTCGTGGTAACTCCCAAGATCCTCGAGGTCAGGGCGGTGCCTGAGAACTCAATGGCCTTTTCATTGGAGTGAATGGCGGAGAGTTGAGAGATGAAGGCAGTTTGGAAGAATGGAAGCCTTCCATCCATGCCGATGTAGATGGCCAGGTGGCGCAAAGCGCCATAGAGGTATGCCATGGGGTAATTTGTGCAGATCCAGTTCTCTCCTGCAGTCACCAGGTTCGGCGGGTCGTCGTAGTAGGTGATGCTCAGGGTGTCTGTCGCACTTGCATTCGGGCCAACGCGGAGTTGTCCACCTTCCACACAATACGCGACAGGGAAGGAAGAAGTGTCAGAGGAGAGATAAGTCGCATTGAACACAGCAGGGGTGGCGAATTCAAGCTCAGCGCCAGAAGTCCCATTCAGCTTGATTGTCCGGAAGCCGAGGAAACCAGAAGGCAGTGCTGTGTACTCACCACTCAACGCGAAGGATTGGTTCACCACCTCCATCCTATGACACCGCAGCGGCTTCACAACACTCCTTCCCGTTGGGTCGAAGAGCCCGTGGAGCATCTCCATCTCTGCGGCGTTGATGAAGAGGTCAAGTTGTGAGTCGGCAAGTTCTGTTCTCGCTACCCAATCCGCGAGGGCAAGACGGAGACTCGTCAGATTGTTGATAGCGGCCATTTATGCCTCCCTGATTTTCACTCGACCCCGAGAGCACCGCACCCAGTTCCAATCTGGGTCATTCAGGAGACGAGTCAGCAGCGACTCGTTGCCTTTGTCCAAGGGATTCACCCCGTAGATCTTTTCCCAGATTTCAACCACTTGAAGCGGGATAGATGCGACCTTTTTAAAGGCCTTATCCTTATCCCCTGAGTATCCATCCCAGCCATCGTTTTGGAGTCGCTGGTTCTCGTGAAGCGCACCCCACTCGTTGCCATCGAAAGTTCTGGCTACGCCATAGGTCTGACTCACGGGGTCGAAGACGAAGTCTTCCCTCACCCCGTTTGAGTCATAGCCGAGAAATCGCTTTTCCATTACCCCACCTCAAGCGGAATGATATTGAGTTTGACTGCCGCAGATTCCTGGAGGTAGGCCAAGGTGGTCATCCCCATGACGTTGAGGATGAGACCCTGCGAGGCCACGATAGGAATATCATTCACTGTGCAGGTTAGGCCAGCCTGACCCACCTTCACATAAGCTGCACCAGAGAGTGCTGCAACGAAAATGTACTTCGCCTGCACACCACTCGAAGTGTTTGGGATTGTCTGGGTGGCGCTTGCCGCACCTGTGGTGACCTGAACTCCCGCCGCAGCGATTGCCAACTCACCTACTTTTGAATTATGACTTGCCATTGGAACTCCATAGAGTTAGGGCGGAAGAAGGAATTTCCTCTCCCGCCCGTAGTATTACAGAACGTGACCAGTGACAAGAAGACTTGCCACAAGACCCGAAGATGCACCTGAGGCTGTCGAGGCCGTAAGGAACAAGGCCGAAGTCCAGATCTGGCGGTTGGCGATAAGGCCACCACCAAAAATACCCGTGGCGGCAACAGACTGACCAGAGATCAGCGTTGCATTGAGGGTAGTCGCGTTGGCTGCACAGCCGATTGAGACTGTACAGGCGCCGGCACTCTGCGTGGTAACTGCAAGCAGCGTGTCGATGATGTAGAAGGAACGACCGAAGGGATTGGCAATAGCGCCAAGTGCACCGGCTGTGTCAGTGGGACCACTGATCAGAAGTTCCAAAGTGAAGGGCATACGCCACGCTGCAACGGACTTCGTTGCAGCGCCTCCACCGATTTTGCCGATCTGGAGACCCGTGGCTTCATCGACGAAACCGAGGCTTCCATCAGCATTCTGAATAAGATTCGTGCCCATAAGGGACTCCTTTCAAAAGTTGAAGGAGGGGGGTATATACGATTTCCACCGTAAAACCCCCCAGCCCTATTAGGTCAGCGAACGAATGACTGCGGACGACTTCTCGTTCTTCCCCATCAGGGAGTATTCGACAGTCATCAGCTTCTTCATCGCGTCACCCGTCTTGGCAAGGTCCTGCACCTGCACCGGACGGAGGTACACAACATTCCACATATCCGACTGGAGGAGGAAGGCCGTGCGGTTACGCTGGAAGCGGTTCGGGATAACCTTGAACTCGAAGAAGTCGGAAACATACACGTCGATTGCAGTGTACAGCTTCGCATCTTCGCTCTTGTCCATACGAGTCGCGTTACCCGTGAAGCCAGAAACAGTCTGCTTCTGAGTCGCACCGACCATCAGGTAGTTCGGGTTGCCACCAGAGGTGAAGGTCTGCTGGCAGACATCCTTCAGCAGGGTTTCCGTGAACGCACGCTGGGTACCGTCAGTGATGGCGACCCAGTTGGAGGAAGAATAACCGCCACCAGTGTCACCGTTGATGTTGACGTTGGTAGTAATCATGTTCTCCAGCGCACCGAGCTTACGCGCAACAGTCGTGGAGCCGGTGACCGAAGCCTGGTTCTGGGTGAGAATCGCTTCCATATCACGCTTCAGTTCGTAGGTCTGCTTCGTGAGCTGGTAGGCAACTTCAGAACCACGCCCCGCTCGGGTCGTAGCTTCCATCGTACCCGAGATGGTGAAGGCCTTGGAGCTGATCTGGCAGCGATTGCCAAGACGCACCGTTGCCGTCACAGCCGCCGCCGTGTAGTCATCACCTTCAAGCTGCGCGTTCGAGGTGGAGGCGGCTGCATACGCATCCGTCTGCCATTCGAAGAAGGTGTTCTCTGCTTTCGCCTTCCCAGCCATGTTCTGGAAAGGGACGTCCTTGGGCGATACGTTCGCGATGAAGTCCTTCAGGTCTTCGCGCATACCGATGACGCTGAAGGTCGTAAATTCGTTGGTAGGGATAGTCATCTCTTTGATTCCTTAACTTGAAAGAAGCTTTTCAAGGGCAGCCTGGGTGGAGCCTTGATCTCCACTCCTCGCCACCCTGTGCAGACTTGCCTTCGAGAGCCCAGAAACCGGTCCAGTACCTTCCCCCTTCCCGGGTGCTACCACCTTCGGAAGAGGTTTCGCTGAAACCTTCTTTTCTGCTGATTTGAGTGCGGACAGTGCCTTCTGGCCCTCCATGAACTGCTTCGCAAAAAGCAGAATACGGTGGTCAGAAATCCCTGCAATCTCGCTGTCTGTGAAGTTGAAGCTCTTCAACGTGGATGAAATCTCGTCCCGCAAGGTCACACCCTTCACAGGGTCTGCCAGCTCAGGCCACTTTTCGACCAAGGCTTGGGCTTCGCGCTGCAGCTGGGCACTTTGCGATGCCTGCCACTGCTGAGCCTTATGCTGCTCAAGTTGTTCCAACTCCCCAAGAACTGAGGCTGCCTGTTCCCGCCAGATCATAAATCGCTGGGCGGCTGCTGGATCGCGTTGTGCGAGTGCCTGAAGGTCGGAAGGTGCCCTGATTTCACGAAATTCAGCCGGAATGTTTGCTTCCATCTGCTTCGCGAGCACATTCAAACGCTGCTCGTAGGCTTGCCGGTACTGCAGAGTCTGAGAGTTCTCAGTCTCATACTGTTTCCGGAGTTCGGCGGTCTCTTGGAGACGCTGGTTGATTGCACGCTCACGTTCGGCCTCACGATTAGTGATGATTTCCCGAACGTCAGGTGGCAACTTCGCCCACTTCTCTTTCGCTGCCGCATCCCAAGAAGACGGAGGGGAAATTTCCTCAGCCGTCTCCTCATCCGCGCTGGCCTCTTCAGGTGCGCTTTCCTGTGGCGTAGGTTCCACAGTATTCCTCTCCTGTGCACGCCGTGCCACAGGCTTAGTCGGAATGGCGGGCTCGACTTCAGGTTCTTGACCTGGGCCCCTCAACAGTTCCGACAATTTATTGCTATCTGAGTCTAGCCCAGAATCATCAATGAAGCTCATCACTCGATCCTTTCTTGAGGGCCTCGATCTGCATCGCAGCCAATTTGCCCGTTACCACAAACTCACGCAAGAACCCTTCGAGCTGGACAAGAATTTTCACAGCCATGAAAAGACGCTCACGCCCTTCAGTATCCCGCACCGCCGAGGTTTCCCAGGCGTCCACCATCTGTTTCTTTATTGCGGAGAAGGCCTCCGCAATGAGCGGGTGCTCGAGAAGAAGCTTCGCTTCCCCTGCCTTCTTCAGTTCTTCCTCAAGAGTCAAAGTATGTACTCCATGCAAAGTTTATCAAAAACTCCTCCTCCGCTTTCCGGGCCTCATCAACCCTCTGGGCTTCTTCTGCGAGGGCATCTTCCGCCAGGGACTCACTTCGAAGAAAGTCTTCAAAAGTCCCTTGACCGAGAAGAAGAAGTGCTTCTTCCGCAGCCATTTCAGCCTTAGTAGCCCCAGCAAACCACGCATCGAGGAGTTCCGCAGTGATCGTCTTCACATTACCGAGAACGAGATCCTGAGGCAAGGGGGTAGAAGGAGTCTCTGAGCGGAGGAAGGCGGTGACAGCCTTGTTCTGACTCTTCCGGACTTTCTGTACTTCCGCCTTCGGGGCAGAGTCAGGGACAAGGAACTGGTCAGGGTGAGGGATTACGAGTTTCTTCTTTTTCTTCCCAACCCCGTCCTCATCATAGTACCCACCACCAGGCTTCAGGCCCTGGGTAAGGCCGAAGAGGGCAGGAGAACCGCTCAGGGCGAAGGAACCACCACTCGCCACGATGGTGTAGGCAATAGGACTGCCGCCAACGGTGTAGACCAAACCAGCCGAAACGCCAGAAATGGTGAATGCACCCGCCGACCCTACAAGCTTTCTTCCAACCCGGAGAGTTGCGGCAGAGCCCGTAAGTGCATAACTTCCGGAGGCAAGGGCGAGCTTCCGACCGAGGGAGAAGTTGGCAGCAGAACCACTAAGGGCGTAGGACCCTGCAGCGGCAGGAAGTTTAACCCCTCGAATCAGTCCTGTTGCCGAACCACTAAGTGTGAGGGAACCAGCAGCAAGGCTGAGCTTCCGTCCGACAGAAAGGGTTGCGGAAGAGCCGGAGAGGTTGAAAGATCCAGCAGCAAGGGCAAGGGAATAGTTGATCGGCCCTGCAGTGCCTGGAGTATAGGTGAGGGTGGCTGCAGAGCCATTAATTACAAAAGACCCAGTGGCGAGGGCAAGCTTTCGATTTACAATCGGGGTCAGGTTTGACCCCGAGAGCGTGAACGCTCCTGCAACCAGCGGAAGTTTTCTGTTAGTCTTCAGAACCGCGGCAGAACCACTAAGGGTGAAAGACCCCGCAGAACCAACAAGGACCCTTCCAACCTTCAGGATGGCGGCGGAGCCACTTAGCGCAAAGGAACCAGCAGCGAGGGAGAGCTTCCGTCCAGCAGAAGTGGAGGCTGCAGAACCTGTGATGGTGAAAGAAGCAGGGGCAGCAATCAGCTTTCTGGCAAGGGCAAAGTTCGCAGCACTACCTGTGAGGGCAAAGGAGGCAGACGCAGCGACTAACTTATAGCCCTTGATGAGGTTTGCAGCACTTCCACTAAGCGCAAAGGACCCTGCGGCAAGAGAGAGCACCCGGCCAGTTTTAAGGGTCGCTGCACTGCCACTTAGCGCAAAGGCCCCGGGTGCCAACACCAAGCTCTGGGCGGTGGGTACGCCTGGCTGCTTAATCGCAATGGTGTAGGTTTGGAGTGTGCTGGAAGCTGTGAAAGTAGAGGGGTCGTATGTGGCCCCTGTGTAACCAGACTCCACCAATTCCGAATAGACCGCGGTGTCGGAGGACAAAAGAGCCGAACCTGCAGAGTCACCAAGCACCGCGAAGAATGAGTAAGGGCGATCAGTCTGCGCTGCGGGTTTGGCAGTGATGCCTGTACCGCCAACACCCTCTGTTCCGATGGTGAGGAAGATGGTCTTGTCGAAAGCGCCCCAAGAGGGGGTAATCGCCGCAGGATTATCGTTGGCCTGTACTGCTTCGGGGGCGGTTCCACTCTGTGCATTCCCCACAATCAGGACGTGGAGAATATCCGCCTGCAAGACAGCACCGCGAGTGTAGGTAAAAGTCGTCTCAGTCCCATTAAGGAACTTATACGCCAAGAACTCCGTGGTGGAGGGAGAGAGGAGGGTTGTCCACCCCGCTCCAATTGCCATAGTGGCTGGGCCCTTAACACCAACCACAAGGGCCAGGGTGTTCGCTGGCCAGGGGGTTGCGTCAGGGCTCTGAGGGAGATTTACAGTGTTAGTGGTGGTGGCTGCCCCAACGTAGGCAGCCATAGTACCACGGGCAAGAATAAAGGGAGAGCCCTGAGTAATACCACCAGAAAGGCCACGAAGTAGCCTTTTCTTGATATTACTGGGACCTTTTCCCCTTAAGGGATGACGCATGGCTCAGCCCTCAGAGAGGGCTCTAAAAGCCCGTGGATGTCATGTAGGCAAGGCTGTACTGGTGCAGGGTGCAGGAGCCTGTAGCGACGGTCTGGGTGAAGTTGAAGTCCCAAAGAGTCGTGACTGTGGAGTCAAAGTTTGCACCAACCACAGGGGCAGTGTTGAAGGGCACAGTGATTGCACCCGTCCAAGGGCCCGTAGCAACCGCCACAGTTGCGATGAAGGCAGTGGAAACGCAAAGCCCTGTCCAGAAGATATTCGCAGTGGTTCCGATTGCCCTGACCGTTCCCCAGCCTTCCAACCACCAGGGGACGTTCGTCTGGGCAGTTGTGTTGAGGTTCAATGCGAGGGTGTCGAAGTTAGCCGTACCTGCGATACCAAGGTCCCAGCGGGCAGAACCAGGAGTGGTGACGACGCAGGAGATTCTCCCCGCGGCCTTCACATGGATCTGATCCCCAACCTTCATCTTATTCGCGGGCATAGTGAACCGCCCCATCGTCGCACCCGCAGTCATCGAGGTACGAGCCGCAGCGGTTATTGCTGTTCCGTCGTTGTTGATGGAGGCAAGAGTTTCCCAAAAACCAATAGACATCTTATGGCCTCAGCTTGAGAAGGGTTGGCGCCTGCGCTGCGTTTGCGGAAGCGAGGGCAGTGATTGATCCCATTGCAGCAACAAATTCCGCTGCGGAAATGTCAGAAGAGGTGAACTCCCCCGCAAGGGCTGTCTCATCCCAACCGAGGGCAGTTGCCATCGCAACCATGTCCTTTGCTTTCGCAAAAGCCTGCTGTGCAATGGTGATGGTCTGACGGAACTCACCGATGAAGTTTGATTTGCTTGCCATGTTCTTTACACCAAGGTGAAGACAGAAGTGTCAAGGCCAGTGACCTGGAACGTGTCACCATTCGCACCACTCAGGACAAGGCTCGAGCCGTAATCCCACCAACCAATGAGGTCTTTGTTCGTCGCCGTGCCATCGTAGGCCACACAGGATCTCAGGGTGAAACCAGCACCGGAGGCTGTCCAAGTAGGAATGGCGGAAGTGGTACGCACCGTCTCGGTGCCTGTGGCGTTGCTTTTGATACTTGCACCGCCTGAGTTACCAGTGGTGGTGTATCCGTTTCCGTTCGCAACCTCCGCAGCTGTTGAAGAAGCAAGCGTTGTTGCGTACAGAGCATCTGCTGCGACCGCAACAGCGGTGTACAGAGCGACCCTGATGATGTTCGTTCCGAAGACATGAGTACCCCCACAAAGCTTGTCCGTGAAGAGGTTGAACTTATTGAAAGTCGCCATTAATTAAATCCTTCCAATTTCCAACCAAGGCGGGCTGGTTCGGCGGTGAGGCCATGGTTTCGCTGAAGATCCGGATCTTTAGGTTGACACTTCGCGTGGAAGTTGTGAAGTCCCCTCGTAATCTTATCCTGGATGAGAACATAGTTCTCAAGACCAATCTCCCTCTGACACCCCCTACACACGAGGCCGGGAACATGAAACTTAACCGTTCTCGCCACCATCATCCTCCATCATGGCTTCTGCAACAGGAAGAAGGTCACCACCGGGATCAGCCTCCTTCTTAATTTCCTCGTAGATGGGAGTAAGGCCCGTGATTTCCCTCGTTGTGGGGTCACGTTGGACTTCCATCCTGATAGGTTTCTTCTTGTCCTGATTCTTGAGTTCATCACTCGTTGTCTTCTGATTTGCGCTCATATTGGCTTGTGCGAGCGTTGTCAGATTTGACTCTCTCGCAATGCGGAGTTTGAGTTCTCTCTCCGCCGCCTGATTCTTCGCATCCTGCGCCACTCGAGCCATTTCAATCTTCGAGGACACAAGCTTCTCCTGCGCCTTGTGTTGAAGTTCCAACTCCTGCATATGGCCCGCTGCCTGCGCCTTCGCACCCTCAAGTTTCATCTTCGCCTGCGCCTCAATTTCTTCTGGTGAAGGTTTAGGTGGTGCCGGGGGTGCCTGATCAGGGTCAGTGAAGTATAGCTCGACGTGTTTCAGGCCTGTATTCTCAATCACTTTGGCAAGAGTGTTGTAGATGTTCTTCGGGGTCACCAAAGGTGACCCACTCATCAGCGCTTTCTCCTGAACTGCCAGCACCTGTTGCAGGTGCAACAGCATCTGGTCCTTGTTGTTTGTTCCCAGGGCGACATCCGTCGTCGCCTTCATGTTGGCATTCCAGGCGGAAGGGTCCACATCCACCCACTTCCCTCTGAGCTGGATGGTCTTCCTTTGATCCTGGTGCTTAACGGTGAGTTTCAGCATCTGCTGGAACATCCCAGCGATGCCGGTTTCAGCAAAGATTCTCGCGATCAGGAGGATACGTTCCTGCGCCGCACCCATGATCTGGCTAATACCGCTCGCTGTCTTATTCAAAGAATTGGCGTCGAGCCCCTGATTGTAAGACGTGACACCCGTGGACTTTTCCCGCATCGAGTTGAAGAACTCAAGAGACGGAATGAGTGTGTTGCCGATGGGCTGTGGCTGCAGCGGCATCACCGCTTCGTTCGGAGGTCCCATCGTTCGAACAATAGCATTCGGGCGATTTGTCAGAAGGTCATCCAAGTTCACCCTGTCCGCATTCACCACCACTCGATTGTTGTTGATCGAATAGACGTTGTCGAGAAACTGACGGACAATCGTACTTTGAATTCTCTGCCACTGCTGAACAAGGTCATACATGGAGAGCCCGTAGAACTTATGGGGCATGATATTGGGAGTGACAGACTCAAAAGGCCAATCACCCTCCCATTCCTCCTTCGTGATGATCTCGTACTGATCGCCAGCAAGAAGAAATCTCCACCGTTCTGCAATTCCGTCCTGATCCACATCCATCAGCGCGTAGCACTCATAGAGCCAGACATATCGGGCAGACTTCTCGGACGTGTCCGCGGTGGGGGAGGTGTCCCCATCATAAGAGAACCTCTGCTGGCGCTCCAGGGAGTACTCTCCATCAGTCGCGGCACCCGCGAAGCTTTCAGCCTTCTCTTTCGACACGCCGAGGGCGATGAGGTCGGAGACGGACTTTCTGCAACGATGAGCGCAGAATCTACTTCCCTGAATCGAGTCCGCCCTCTGGGTGAGGAGGAACTCTTCAGGGGGCAGGCAGACCACCTTCACCCCTCCGTTCGTCTTCTTTCTCCGGATTTGGAGGTCGCAGACCTCAATCGGACCAGAAGGGAGAACGAGTTGTTTCGAGGTGTAGGCAATGGGCTCGACTTCTGGGTCCTGAAGCACCGCGTTGCGTTCGAGGATGGTAAGATTTTCATACGTCTCCTTCGTCACCGTCTCGGTCTTGTCCCAGAAGATCTTCACCACCCCATTCTTGAACATCAGGGCGTCCTTCATCAGCGTGTAAAGGATTAGAAAGCCTGGATTGTCCACCATGAAGACGTGGTTGATGTAGTCGGTGGCCTGTTGGCAGCCGGGTTCGTCGGCAGGAGTTTCGGGACGGAACTGGACGACGGTGTCAGAGCTCATAAAAATCTTCATGAGCTGAGGAAGAAGGCTCTCAACGGTGTCGCGGAACTCAGTAGTAACTACTGAGCTTCTTCCATCAAGCTCATCCCCATAGGGATCGCCCATGTAGTACTTCAACGCCTTCCGGCGGTCCTCTTGGAGCCTTGAAGTGGTCGCAGAACCGGCAGCGGTTGAGATTTCAGCTCGGAGAATGGAGAGGATTTCCTCATCCTTCATCCCTTGGGTGCCCTCTTCCCCTTCTTCCGTCGCATCTTCGAAGGGATCTTCCGCTTCAACCGTGTTCCGCGTGACCATCAGGCTTGTTCCCACATTTGTTTCCAGATATTCTCTGGATTGTGACCCTTTGCCGCAGCCAACATGTCGTTTGTTGGGCCTGAAGCTGTGAATTTCCAACCCTGGGCTTCGCAAAGCTCAAGAAGTTGCTTACATTCCACAGTTGTGGCACGGAAACCAAGGATTGCCAATCGGCCTCTAAGGAATGTGGCCTTCTTTTCTACTGAAAGTTGTGTCATACGATCCACCTGTTGTCATATTTGAGAGGACGCATCGAGATTTGATCGCTGCGTGGAAGCATTAAGGCGAGAGTTCTGAAGGCGTCTGCACCGTGGGAGGCCCAATCGTGTAGGGGACGGTCCGAGAAGACCTTCTTCTTCGCATCCCACTCCCTTCTATAATGCCTCAGGGCCTCAATCCCTAGTTGACACCTCAGCGCATTGAAGTTGCACCGCGGAATTAGCAGCCTTGCCGCATTAATTCCCTCTTCCACCTTGGTCCTCGGCACCACAGTGGGGGTTATGCCTAGGTCGCGGAGGACCTCAGTACGACTTCGGGCAGTCGTTACTTCTCTCTGCTCGACGTCGTGGGGGAAGTAATGAGCCGCGTATATATAATTTCTGCGGAAAATTTCCCCAGCATACCAGTCCAACCCCACGCCGGAGTTCTCTACGTAGTCAAAAATATGCACCGCGTCACCTATGAGCTGTGCAAACCAAACGGCGGTGGAGTCCCCTACACCCAAGTCCCAACCAGTGTAAACTCTCTTTCCCCGCTCATGAACTACTTGCCCCACACGGGAGTCTTTCTGGGCCTCTTCAATCAATTGCCCGAAGTAGGAACCAACGATGGGGGCCGCCCAGGAGCATTCGTATTCGGCTGCATAGGCCTCAGGGCTCATTTGCCTCCGGGCATCTTCGAGTTCACTGTGGGGCACAATCCCCGTTGCACTCGCTGGGTGGATGGCAACGTACCAGTCCTTTGCAAACTCAGGCTGAAGAGATCGTTCGTACATGTCGTAGAAATGGTTCCGGCCTCGCACCGTTCCAATAAAAATTGCATAGCCCAGTCGATCACTGAGCGCAGGGCGGACAACGTCGTTCCAGGCTCGAGGGTCCATATCTCCAAACTCATCCAGAACCGCCCCATCGAAGTAGACACCTCGCATTCGATTGTAGTTATCGGCCCCGTAGAGTCTAATTCTACCCCCGTTGGGAAAGTCCACTCGAAGTTCCCCTTCGTGGTAGGAGATTCCTGGAATGTCCCGGGTGAACTCTTGGAGATAGTTCCACGCGACGTCCTTCGCTTGAGAATATGTTGGAGCGATGTAGGCAAATCGCGGGGAGGGCTTTTCACAGGTAAGGACTCCTTTTATGAGTTCATTAATACACGCGACTGTCTTCCCACACCTCCGGTGGGCAACCACGAGGGCCCACCTTTTTTCCCTTTGGTGGAGGGGGAAGAAGATTTCTCTTGGCCGGTAGTTGATCCGGACCTCTTGCGTCCCGTACTCCCTACTCATCCTTCAGTCCTTCAATTTTTGACGGGGTGAGGCTCTCCACTGGGGCCGTTCCGGCCCCTAGCATCCCGCGTTCCGCGGAGCCTCTGAATGATGCATCCGTCGTTCCGACGGGGCTGTGTTCAATGATTCTTCCGGGTTCCTTGAAGCCAGCCGCTGCTGGGCCCTCCCACTTCACGATGAGTTTGGAGATGGGCTCTTCCCCTCCGGTGTTTTCCTGGACAGCCACTTTCCCGTCGATTCTGTTCGCGATCTCGTTGATCGCGATGTAGTCCCCATTCAGCGCGTCGTGGACGACAATTCTGGCTATGCGTTCGAGGGCGGTGCCTGTCGGCCCGTCAGCGCGTGCGAGTTCTAGCCTCAAGGCGTCACGCCATGCGCGACCTTGGTTGTTCGAAAGGGGGAGCTGGGCCTTCAGCCCGGGTTTCTTTTTTGCCATGATTAGGGCATATATCAGGAATGGGCAAAAATCACCATGGGCCTGGATCCCGATTTTTGGTTTTTTTGTGGGCCAGTGACCCGTCGCACCTGAAGGAGGTGCGACAAATTGTCGCACCCCTGCGACAAAATGCCGCAGCGGTACCCGGGGGTCAAGCCTGCGACAAATTGACCCACCCCCTTGACTGGCGGAAAATCATGCGACACTTTGTCGCATTGACAAAGCGGAAGGGCGCAAAATCATGCGACATATTGACGCAGGTTGAGGGTGCGACATAATGTCGCATTGACTCAAAAAACGGCGCAAAGGGGTGCGGCAAAATGACGCAGGGGATTGACACCCATCTAACCCATTGAAATCATGCGGCATCACGCCGCACCCCCTTGACACCATTTGGGGCTCGACCCGGCCGAAAAAATCGGTATGATGTAGTCATGGTGATGGTTCGGGTTGATGAACACGGACTCACCGCAACCGGGTTGACGACTCGGGGGCAAATCCGCCGTGATACGGGTGGCGGCCGACTCGATGGTGGTCCGGACGTTAAAGACGTTGGCATGTGGTGACAACCGATCATCGAGTCGCATGGATGGTGGTGGTACAATTCCCCAGTCCGTGCCCAAATCGAAAATAGTTGGGTGTTGCCCGACTCGCACACCAAGACCATGCGGTGTGTGGCTCGGGCAACACCAAACAACCCGCCCAAAGGAGACTACAATCATGGCGAAGAAAACACAGGTTGAGTTCACGTCGCAGGGTTTCATCACGGAAAATCACTGGGATGAGACATTGCTTGGACGCAACGAGTGGAAGTGGGACGACCACTTTGGAATCGAAGGCGACACGATCCGGGAAGACAAGATCCCGTTCGTGAAGTACCTGATCAGCCGCGGAATTAACGAGTCCGTGCAGAACAGTTACCAAGCGCACGCCAAAGGCACGGGCCTCGAGCCCCGCCGAGTAGCGTTCAATCGTCGAGTCGCGGACCTCATGGCAGGCATCTGGGAACGTGCAAAGACGTCCCGCGCCGAGCCGGAAATCGACCTCGATGCGATGACACTCAAAGTCGTCGTAGCGAAGTCGCTGATGAAGGAATACGACATCAGCCCCGCAGAGTGCAAGGCATTGCTGAAGAGTGTCGAATTCGCGGCCCAGGAAGTTGCACGTCGCAACGGACTGGATGCGAAGGAGATCCTCGCCACATGGAAGCAGCGCGCCGAAGACGATCTCAGCGGCCTCCCGATGTGACACGCGGTGCGGGCTTGGACAACCATCCGAGCCCCATCCGAGTTTCACACTCACAACACCCAACAAGGAGAGAGACAATGCAAATCAATCTGGATGTGATCGCCGGACTCCACCGCGAAGCCCGGATCACGGATCAGCTGCCGAAGGCATTCCCATTCCCCCTGACGGTTGAATACTACAACCTGCAAGCGGAGAATTACATGCTCACCCAACCAGTCTACACCTACCACGCACTGGTTGAACGATACGCCTCGCTCATGAAGTACATGACGAACCATCCTTCACACGTCGAGCCGGACTCGGTGGCACTCCACTGGTTGACACCAGACGGGATGTATCCAGTCTTCGGATACAACGAGAAGAGCGGGCTCACCTATCCACTCGGTGACCTGCCCTTCGAACATCCCTAAGGGATTACACTTCGAGGGGCCGCATCGCGGCCCTTCATGGATGCAATCCCTGCATCAAACCTACCTTGTAACACCCAACGAAGGAGACTGACATGAGACTCATCCCGAAAGTGGAGAACACCATGTCGAAAGAAGAAATCGCGAACCAGACTCTCACCATCGAGTCCGGTGTGCCGGTGCCTAGCACCAAGGGCCGGAAGGCATTGTTTCCCGCACTCCCCATCCATCGGATGGAGTCAGGAGACTCGGTCGTGATCTGGGGGATCAATAGGGCCTCCCACATCACATCCGTAGCCAATCGGACGCGGAAGACAGCTGCGAAACTTGGCCGTGAAGTCCGGATCTTCACCAAGCATGTCACGGAAAATGGCAAGCATGGTGTGCGGTTCTGGATCGTCTAGGATTACACTACGAGGGGTGGCAACGCCACCCTTCACGGATGCAATCCTGCATCAAATGGGCAACACTCAAGGAGATACCTGCATGGTAATTCAAGATGGAATTAAGTTCTTCCGTCGAAACCCCACTGTGCTCACGGATGAAGACTATCTTATCCTCGCCGACACAGTCGTGATGTTCTTCCCTGCTGACAACCTTGCAGACTTTGTGAAGAGTCTGGATCGGATGTGCCAAGAGGCACATCGGGAGTTCCTCGATTACGAAGATGAGTTTCGTTACCACCATCTCGAGTCCTTCCTCCGAGCCATGATCCAGTGTCTGCACGACAGAGACTACTGGTTCGAAGGTGGCTTTGGTGCCGGACCACTGGTGATGTGTCACCAGGACATCCAAGCCCCACCCGAAGGTTACCAAGGCCCTGTGAAATGAAAGCCGGGCTTTGGCTCATCGTGAAGATCCTTCTTGTGATCTTCACTCTTCTCACCATGCTTTCCCGCCGGGGAGGCGAACACTGAAGGAGACGTGCATATGAAGACTTCCGCAACACCCAACTCGAAGTTCAACTTTCGGGTGATCTCGAAAGAAGAACAAAGGAGCATCGTGGCAGCGTTCAATCGGCTGGATGATCTCCTGAGTGAACTCGACACCGCCCTCGATGAAGTGGTGCAGGCGTGCGATGGGGCAGAACTCACCGTGCAAGCCCATTACGAAGAAGAAGGAAATGAGTGTCCTGACGACGAACCACTCATTGAACTCTTCTCCACCATCCGAGCTGCCTGTGAAGGGCTTCAGCCAGACAATCCTCTCGACATCACAATCGAGGACGGGAAGGTTGAACTTCGTGAGTGGAGGGAGAGGGTGGACGCGAGCGTCTTCTGATCCCCCTCCACAGATTTCCACGGGAAATTGTATATACAAGGCCCCATTGCAAAAACCGAGATGGGGGGACACAATCCCCCCATGCTCAAAAACCTCAAACTCCGCCACGAGAATTTTGCCAAAGGTGTCGCACAAGGCGAGCCTTTGGCAGATCTCTGCGCTCGGCTCGATTTCCCCCTCGAAGTGGGAGAACGACTCATTAAGTCTCCCACCTTCCACCACTACATCGAGAAGCTCCGAGATGCCTCCAAGTCATAAGTCTTTCCCCCATTCCTTCACTTGGAAGAAGGAGTGGGTGAGAGAATCCACCTACCGTCCCCCATCTTCTGGCTGGAGGCCGAAGGCCAGCATGAGGGCAGGACTTCGTTTCGAGGAAAATGTGGGGAAGATCCTTCTTCTCCTCGCCCAGGAGCACGGCTTCTCCTACCACTTCCAGAAAGCCTTCGAGTCGCCTGAAGGCACAAAGATCCCTGACCATTTCTGGCTGCCCAAGGGGAGATTTAACCCCGGCAAGGCTGAGTACCCCGAGCTCGGTTTCGTCTTCGAGACGAAACTCACCTGGCGACAGAGCGCCATCAGCCAACTCCGCTCCTATTCCGGAATCCTGAGCTCTTATTACTCCGTCCCTTTCGTCCAAGTGATTATTGCGAAGAACCTTTCTCCGAAGATGACCGGGAGTGAACTCATTTCCTCCTACTCCACCCTCCCCCTCCTCAACTCCGAGGGGCCTTTCACTCTCCACTCCTTGTGGCCAGAGTACACCTTGAGGGAGCTAGACCGAGTTGATTTACCCGATTTTTCCGATTGAGACATTCTGTCTCATTTGATCTCATTCGGTCTCATTGCCTATGATCTCAAAAACACATGGGTGGGGGAGGGTATATACACCCCTGGACCCCCGGAGGGGTGGGTACCTTTACTTATAAAAAAAAAAAAAAAAAAGAACAAACAGTGAACACCCACCCCCTGTCTCCCATCCGCCACAGGGGTGTGTCCCCCTCCCTCTCCCATCAAAAATCACATCATAGGCAATGAGGCCAAACAAGATCAAATAAGAGATAATTCCACAATCTCAATCACCGGGAAAACGGGAAAAATAATTGCAAAGTCTTGTCGATTTCCATTGCAAGGCTTGCTTTTTCGTTTTACAATCCGTTTCAAATTCACAAACCCAACCTAGGAGCCCCTAGAAATGTCTGACAAGGAATGGAACACCACCTCGGAGACCAAGCCCCCGCCGAAAAAGAAGGCTGCACCCCGCATGTCGCAAGCGGAGATCAAGGCCAAAAACAAGGCGATGCGCCCAGTCATGGGCCGGATGCCCACGTCTTATTGCCTCGGCGACACCTACCCATCCAATTGGAGCCGAGTGAAACTCCGCCAATTGGATCTTTCAGGGAGATAAGAGATGAAAATCATCGAACTCATTGAAGTCCTCCGTGCCCATCCCAAGGATGCGGAAATTACTGGTGTGGAACACCTCCGAATCTCCGCCCCGGTGGTTGCGACTGAGCCTCCACCCCCACCCACCGTGCGGAAGACAAAACTCACAAGACAAAACCGGATCGACTGCGCAACCGACCCTCGGGACATTGAGGTCGTTGCAAGGAATTTCGGTGTGAGCCCCGACTACGTCCTCCACCTCCGCACCCTCCTCCGTCAGAACAAGATTGATGTAGGGTAGTATATACACTTTCCACCAGAAAAGGAGACAGCCTATGGACTACATGAAATTCTTCGACGAACTCCGGGCAAAAGCCGAGGCGGAAGCCGAGGCCTCCGCCCCCACCATGCCGAAAGAGGTTCTCTTCGAGAAGCTCAAGAACTCCCCCGGCATCGCCTTCTACAACATCGAGCGGCTGAAAATCGTCACCGACTCGATGGCGGGGACCAAGAAGGACATCGCAAGGATCCCCGGCGTGCCTTCCCTTTCAAAACTTGTTGATGTGTGGGAGGGGGAGGTCATGGACGCCGGGCTCGCGCTGTGGTTCACCCGTGAAGCCTCATTGAAAATCATCCGGCAGCTTCTCGACCCCAACTGCCCGGAAGAGGTCAAGGAGATCTTCCGGACAAGTATTGAAACCCTTCTCTCCAACCCGAAGATGAACTAAGGAGCAAGACCTTTGGCACCCGCTGACCTTACACCCCTCCTCGATCTCTGCACCCGGTGTCGAAAGGCGCCGGGTGCAAAACCTCATCTTTGCCCGTACAACGAGGAAATCCACCCGGAAGACAAGACCGAGTGCAATTGCTGCCAAGACTGCGCAAACAACTGCGCCGACGAAATCTGAACAAGGAGAAAGACCCAATGACACCGCAAGAAGTTTTCAACACTGTCGCAACACATCTCTTCAACCAAGGCAAACAAGCCGGGGAGTACAGAGAAGAGGAAATCCGGGACGGAGAATACGCTCCTTCCTTCAAATGCCTCTACCGCGGGCCCGAAGGCACCAAGTGCGCCGCGGGGTTCCTGATTCCTGACGAGCTCTACAACCCAGCCATGGAGAATCGTTCCATCTATGATGTGATCGAGGCCTACCCAAAACTTGCCGAACTCCTCGAAGGCAACCGGGGGCTCTTGGTCGAACTCCAGAACATCCACGATGGGTATTCCGAGAAGTACAACAAGGATGAGTCTTTCAAGTGGTATCTCCGAAGAAAGCTCTACGAGCTTGCCACCGACAGTGGTTTCACCACTGAAGTCCTCGACTCCTGGGTGATTTGAAGATGGTCAAGCAAAACATCCAAATCGCTGCCTGGGCGAGAGATCTCTGGGAGAAGGTGGTGGAAGCGGACGGAGACGTCCGCCTCCACTACAACACCCGAGCCAAGGCAAGCGCATCCCGCTTCGCCCTCTACACTGCCCGCAACATCAACAGGGAAGAGCTCAAACTCGTCTACGACAAGGACGACCCCTTCTACGGCTCATCCCCTTGGGACGGGTTCAGGTTGACTATCGAAGTCGACCAGTCGTCTCACGACTGGGTACTTCTCATTACCCGCCACTCCGAAGCCCAATTCACCCCTACAAGGATTGAGGGTCTGTGAAATGTTTAGGGAAGATGGAGCGAAGCTCCAAGTGAAGTTCTACGAGGTGGGGCTCATGCCCCACCTCTCCGAGCTACAACTCGCCCAGTACCACAAAGAGCCCCTGATGGCTTTCCGAGCCGAGATCTGGGGGCTTGGGCTTTGGTACTCAGGGCGAGAGTACCTCATTCTTGACGAGAAGGGATTTTTGACCAAGACCACCGATGGGGGCCTTGCCCTAAGGCTAATCTCTTTCGAGTCGGTGCACGGGCCAGGCGCGCTAAGGGCAGTACTGCGAAGGGAGATCCTCAACCCGCAGGGTGCAGTGCAAGTGCTGAAGACAAAATTCAACCCTTCCGCACCCGTTCCCTCCGCAAAGCCTGAACCCATCCCAAAACCCCTTCGAAGGAGGAAAATTGACCCAGCTGAGTTCTCCAAACTCTTGGAGGGGCTATGAGAGACTACTACCTGGCAGAGATAGGCAAGCTGCACAAGGAGGTCGAAGACCTCAAAACGAAGAACCACGACCAAGCAAGGCATATCAACAAACTCAAGGCAGAGGTCGAACGCCACAAGGCGCAGAATGCAACCATCAGAGCTGAGTTCGAACTCCCGCAGATAGTGGAAGGTGTGGCAGAGATTATTAAGGCATTCCCCCAATTCCCCTTCATTCATAGGAAGAAACAGGAAGTACTGAAGATTCTCTGGGACGCTGCGAAGGCAGACTCTGACTGGTGGGTCTCTCCGAGGCAAATCCACACCCTCCTCTATTCCAACCTCCCGGAAGAACAAAAGCCCGGACTCCGCGTCGTCCACACTTACATCTCCTACCTCCGCGGAGATCTCAAGTTCTCCTCCCTCGAAATCATCGGGAAGTACAACAAGGGGTGGAGGCTGGTCTTCCGGAACTCAATCTTCACCCAGGAGTCAAGTATTCCAGACACAAAAATAATTTCCAATTCTTGACGATTTTCGTTTCAAGTCCGTATATACCGTGCCATAATCCGTCACGGTTTCAAACCGCCAACCTTAAAGGAATTCTCAATGACTGAAGAAACTTCCAACCTCCGCGAAATCACCATCCAGGGAACCGAACTCTCCCTCGAGGTGCCCTATTCTGAGGGCCATGTGCTGACGGCTGCGGAAGCAAGCCAGCTCAATCAAGTGTACTGTGAAAACCTCGGCAACAACTTCCGTTCCAAGGTCAAGGAAATGCTCGAGGGTGGATCCTCGGTTGACGACATTCAGGCCGCGTTCGACGCCTACGCCGATGCCTACGAGTTCGGCTCCCGCCGGGCTTCGTCAGGTACCAAGCGCACCGCCGACCCCATCGAGAAGGAAGCCCGTGCCCTCGCCAAGCGTGCGCTCACCGAGTTCTTCAAGAAGAAGGACATCGACTACTCCTCCCTCTCCGTGGATGAGAAGGAGCAGAGCCTCCGTACTTACATGGAGAAGCACGGTGAGAAGGTGCGAGAAATCGCAGCCCGCCGAGTTGCCGACCAGAAGGCCATGGCGGAAGCCGGTCTCTGAGGGGCGTGACCTAGGGTTTCGTTGGGTGTTCCCCTAGGTCACCGCAGTGGGGGGAGAGTTTTAGTCTCCTGGCTCTCCCCCCATCTTCTTTCTTCCTTCACGAGGTGTGCATTGAGTAAAGCCGCTGAGAAAAAGATCGCAGTCCTCGTTCGACTCTTCGAGTCGGACCTCGACCGCCTCCAGCGGTTTTACCCAAAGCAACCCTACAACATGGTCATAAGGGTCCTCGTTCGGAAGCACCTGGACGCTTTGGAGAAGAAGATTGAGAAGTCTTCCCCGATTACAAACCTACCCAAGGAGATCTAATGAGTGACGATTCCTTCCCGCAGCCATCTTCTTCGCAGATTCTCGCTCTCGGAAGCATACCGCCTTCCCTCCAATCCCTTTTTGGACGCGACCCACTCAGCCTTACTCGCATTGAAATCAACTCCATTGTGGCTGAACTCCGGACCCAGCGACAGAATTTCGTTGCTGCAGACTCTGAAGCGAAAACTGCTGGTCGAAGAGTCAACGCAAAAAAGGCTATTGCGAAAGGAAAAGGCGCGGTGCCAGACATCGCAAGCCTCCTCGAAGACCTCTGAAAAATAATTCATCCCTTGTCGTTTTTTGTATCGAGGAGAGAAGAACCATCGTATAATACGAATACTAAAGACTAGCACCAAAAACCCAAGCCGGGGATGTCGTTCCCCAAGGAGAGACTAATGCCTAACTCCAACGCAGTGCTGAAACCCACCTTCCACACCGTAGTCGATGGCTACGTCGAGTCCCTCGGGAAAGCCGTCAGGGCGTTGAGGAATGACCTCCTCGAGTCTCACCCCTCCGGCAACCTTTCCTTCCGCCTCGAACTCCCCACCCGGATGGACGCAGACCCTTCCGCCCTCCCAGTCCCGGAAATCGTCCTCACCTTCTACCACTACTCCATCTACGACACCAACTCCGTCACGGTGAAGGGCCTGGAGTGGGACGAGGTCCGCGATGAATTCTTCCGTCGCCTCGGACGTGACCGGACGCTCAAGCGTCTTTCCGCGGCCAAGGGCCGGGTGGAGGACTGAACATGAGGAGCAAGATCGAGCGCCAATTCGAAGCCTTTGGCTGGACCTTCGACCTGAAGTTCTCCGATGAGGACGGGACGGAGTTCATCCGCATTCACCGCCCTGACGACCGAGGCACCGGAGAGATCTTCATCGAGGAGGGCTCCCCCCTCGAAGACGAAACCATTCGGGCTGTGCAGTCCCTCAAGCGTTTCGTCAACTTCGAGGACGACACCTACTCCGACCTCAAAGCGGCGGAGGAAGAGTACTACGAGCCCGATTGGGATGAGGGCTATGACCAAGGGGACGACGTGGCTGACGCATTGAGTTCCCGCGACGACGAGATGGGGCAATGAGGAAAACTCAGCTGCCCGTCCAGGGCATGTCGTCCGACAAGCTGCTGCGGTCCGAGGCGTTTCGCCTCGGATTCGCTGCTTCCAATCGCAAATTCTTCGAGCCAGAGGCTTTCTATTCCGACGAGAATGACCTTTGGAACTACGAGCGCGGCTTCCACTTCGCCACAGTACTCCGTACAAGGGGCATACTTCTCCGCACCCTTCCGAAGAAGCCAACGGAGAGTCTCAAGATCGCCCTCCGCATTGCTGTGAACAGAAAGGAAATCATTTAGTGGACTTTCTCCCCCAAAAGGCATCGTTCAGTGACAAGGTCACGCAAAACGTCTGGGACAGCTCTTCGCTGTCCACCTACCTCCGCTGTCCAAGGCGATATTTTTACACTTACGTCCTCAATCTCCGCCCCACGATTGAGTCCGTGGATCTGGTTTTCGGCTCCCTCTACCACATCGCTATGGAGGAGTATCATCTCGAGCGTCAGACAAGGGGCCACAACGAGGCTCAGGTGCTGGGGATCAAGGCACTCCTCTCCGCCGCCTGGAGAGAGGCTCCTTTGGGCTCCACCCCTTCTGGTGAATACTGGGCGAGTACTTCTTCAAACAAAAACCTTTGGAATTGTCTACGCGCCTTTGTCTGGCACACCGAGCATTTTGCCTTCGAGCCGGATTTCAACACTACTATCCTCGGCCGCAAACTCTACGCCGTGGAGCTTCCGTTTTCTTTTGACTTGGGACTCAAGGTCAATGGCGTGGCGGCGTCGTACTGCGGACATCTCGACCGAGTTGTTGACACTGCCGCAGGTCGTTGGGTGGTGGACTATAAGACTACAACCAAGACCCTCACTTCGGCTTATTTCGACACCTACAACCCATCAACCCAGCTCCCAGGTTATGCGGTGGCGGCTTCCATTGTTTTCCATGAGCCCGTGCAGGGTGTCATCATTGATGCAGTGCAGGTGGGAGTTGATTTCACAAGAAATGGCCGGAGCCACCTACGTCTTGGCACCGAGAGGGCGGATGAGTGGATGGAAGGGACGCACGGCTGGGTTGAAAACGCCATGCTTACGGCAACCCAAGCGAAGATCATTGAGACAGAAACCCTTGCCGAGTTCGCCGCCCTGAACGCCAAGCACTGGCGGATGAACACAGAGAGTTGCTTCATCTGCCCCTTCAAAGAGGTCTGCCGATCCACCCCCTCCGTCCGGGGTCACCTTTTGACCTCCGAGTTCCACCCCCACATCTGGGATCCAGCAGTAAGACAAGGAGCCAAGAATGCCCCAAGAGAGTCCAATAGAGAGCCGGAGGTACCGGGAACGATTGCTCCTGGAGAACATCAAGATCGGGAAGACCTTCGAGTTGAAGGAGATGCGGGTGGTGAAGTTCAAAGTGATGCACCCGCTGGTCTTCCTGTGCTATGAACCCCGGCACCACATCTTGGCCTTCGTTTCCGGAGTCAGTTTTTCGAGAGCCCGTGAGAGACTTATTGCAGACGACTCCTGTTGGGAGGGCCTCAAGACCTTCATTGCTTGTTTCCCGGTCGGAGTCCTCGACTACACCAAGCTCCTCGACACCACCCCTATTGACGAACCCATCCACTTCATCGCAGACAAGACCACCCCTATAAGGAAGCATCGCAATGGCGAGACAGAGTGAATTGACCCTTCTTCGCAAGGCGAACGCGAACCTTAACTCCAGTCTGAAGGATGCGAACAGGACCATCGACGATCTTAACTGGGCCATTCATCAGCTGAAACTCAACGACGAGACTAAGTCGCGAATGATCGGCTCGCTCCTCCACACCAACACCTCTATTACTGAAGCCCTCAACAACATGCACAAGGAGTTCGCCGGTGGCAAACTTGACTAGTAAGAAAGAGAAAGACCCCCTCAAGGTTCTCGTAATCGGAGACTCTGGCACGGGCAAGACGGGGGCCTTGGCAGCCCTCGCCAACGCTGGGTATGAGTTGTTCATTCTTGACCTCGACAACGGAACAGACATTCTGAACTTCGTCGTGCAGGACAAGTATAAGAATAAGGTCCACATCGAGACCCTCACCGACACAGGGAAGATGAGTGGTTCCGGGACCAACCAAAAAATCATCAAGCTCAACCCTCAGGCCTTTCCGAAGGCACTCAGCTTGCTGCAAAAGTGGAAAGACTCAGAGACAGGAGAAGACTTTGGACCAGTTAGTTCTTGGGGTACGAGTCGGATACTTGTTGTGGACTCTCTTTCTTTCCTTGGTATGGCTGCTCTTGATTACGTCCTGGCCAAAAATGGTCGAGGCGGTGAACAGCCCTTCCAAGCCGACTGGGGTGAGGCCATGCGAATGCTCGAGCAGACCCTGCAGATTATATATTCAACTGAAATAAAGTGCCATGTGGTGATGAACTCCCACATCACCTACCAGCAAGTTGAAGGGTCAGGGATACAAAAGGGTCTCCCGATGGGGCTGGGCAGCCAGCTGCCCCCAAAAATTGGACGCTACTTCAACATGATGCTGATGACGAGGAGCAAGGGGCAGGGCGAGAGCACCAAGCGAGTCCTCCTCACCAAACCCGAGGCGAATGTGGAGGTCAAATGCCCCATTCTTTCTGCTCCCAAGGAACTCCCAATCGAGTCAGGTCTCTCTGACATCTTCAAGCTTTGGGGCGCACCAGCCCCCCAAGTCGCTGCGGGCGGCGATAACTTCACCCGTAAGATCGTCTAAACCCTAAAGAAAGCAACCAAGCACAATGAGCGTAAACTTCAACGACATCCTCGCAACCCGCGCTGACACCATCGAAGCACCGAAGAGCCTCCCACCCGGCAAGTACCTGGCCTCTGTCAAGTCCTTCGAGCCGGGCGTCAGTACTCAGAAGAAGACCCCCTACGTCGAAATCAAGTTCGCCGTGACTGGGATCATCGACGTGCCTGCGGATCAGGAATCCGAGGCATCCGCTGCCCTCTCCAAGGGCCCGGTGGAAATGCGGAGTTCCTTCTACCTCTCCGACAAGTCGATGTACCGCATCATCGACTTCCTTGAAAAGGACCTCGGAATTTCGAGGGCTGGCCGTACCCTCGGCGACATGCTCACGGAGTGTGTCGGACTCGAGTGCGGGGTGCTCCTCGACATTGAACAGTCGAAAGATGGTCGCGACTTCACCGCCATCAAGCGTACCCTGAAGGCCTAAGTGTAGGGCCCCTTCGGGGGCCCTACCTCTTCTCTCACCGGAGTCTCTCCCATGGCGACCAGCACTTCCTACAAAGCAATCCATTTCCCCCTCAATCCTTCCCTCTCCCGCCTCATCACTTGGGAAGAGCACCCGCCTCTCCACGAACTCCAGGCCCTCGTCGGAGGCCCGATTGAGGTAATCAGGGCTCCAAAGTTCCCGGGGTGCACCCTCCTTGCTGACGAAGAGGGGACGTTCAAGGTCGATCCCCAGATCAACAGAGTCGGTTTCAACCTCTGCGGTCAGCCCTTGGTCGGCCCCCTCCTTCTCCTCCTCTTCCCTCTGGAGTAATCATGTCCTCCTTCTTTCTCCCGATTTCTGACATCAAGGTCAACGATGACGACAGACAAAGAAAAGACCTCACTGGGATCGAAGATCTCATGGCCTCCATTACCCGAATTGGTCAGCTCAACCCGATCATCCTCGATCAGGACAATAATCTCATTGCTGGAAGGAGAAGGCTTGAGGCTCTCCGACGTTTGGGTAGAACGCAAGCGAAAGTCTCCATTCTTGGAGATCTCGACGCTGGGGCTCGACAGCTCGTCGAATTGGACGAAAATCTCCGCCGAGTTGATCTGCCGTGGCAGGAAACGGCTGGTGCAATCTATCAAATTCACCTCCTCAAACAAGCTGATAGTCCCACCTGGGGCCAAGTTGATACTGTGGAATATACAGGGCTTTCCGCTACAGTCATATCAAACGCCATTGCTGTCGGTGCGGCGCTTTCAAAAGGGGACGAGAAGGTTCGAGCCTGTGGTACTCTCGGTTCCGCTGCAGATTTGCTTAGAAGGCGACGTGCCCTCGCTCTCGACGCCGCACTGAGTGAAGACCTTTTTGCAGAAGAAGAAGAACATGAGTACACAACCGACTTCGGAGGCGAACCCACCCCTCCTCCACCCGCACCCAGCGGTGAACAGGGTGGTATATATGATTTCCCGCGAAAAGAGTCGCCAGCACCCCTCGCTGGAGACCATCCACCGCCTCCGCCAACTCTGCCTCCTCATCGAGCACCTTCTCCTTTTCGCATCATCCAAGGAGACTTTTTACAGAGCCTCCGGTCCGGGTTTTTTGGAAAGGCAAAGTTCAACCTCCTCCACTGCGACTTCCCCTACGGGATCAATTTCGACCGCTCTGCTCAGGGAGGCAGCGAGAGCAATGATGCTCAGTACTCTGATAGCCCAGAAACTTTCTGGGCTCTCACGGACGGACTCTTAGCCCACCAAGATGAGTTCATTGCTGACTCCGCCCACATGATTTTCTGGTACAGCATGAATTACCACTCTGCTCTCATTGAAAGGCTCGAAAAGCATGGCTGGTTCGTCGTCCCCACCCCTCTTATCTGGTACAAATCCGATGGTGCAGGAATTGCGAGTGACTATCGAAGACGCCCAAAGCACATTTACGAGACGGCTCTCTTTTGTTCTCGAGGAGATCGACAAATTCTCCAGCTTAGAAATGACGTATTCGCTGAAGGCTTGGCGCGACACACAGAGGGACACCTTTCTGCCAAACCTCAAGCAATGCTTGAGTACTTTCTTTCCATGGTTGTCACCGAGTATACCAATCTCCTCGATCCTACCTGTGGTAGCGGTACTGCTATTCGAGC